ATAAGTCTATCGCCTACCTCAACCTTTCTTGAGTTCTCTCCTTCTAGCAAGAAGTATGCATTTTTTGTCTGAGGGTCAATAAAGAATATGCTACTATAAATAGTCTCGTATTTCTCTGTATTTGGCTTGATTACAAACTTATACTTAGTAGCCCAATAAGGAGCTACCTGCTCATCAGGAATAGTTACAATGATGCTGTTTTTTGTATCTGAATTTGAACAAGGAACGTGCTCTGTGTTTAGTTCACTAACTAGAGCAGTAGTAGAACGACCAAACTCATCCATGTAAACAATGCCAACTTCGTAGTCTCGGTTACTATGCAAACTTTGATTTTGAGAAATTGATTGAAAAGCACATTCAGCAGACACCACCTTCATGTACTCATAAGCTAAGTATGTAGGAGTTGTTGTATTGTCAACGTAAACCATTGCAGGAAACTGAAATGATATTACGTTTCCAACAGATGTTGCTGATACTAATAAGTTAGTAGTATTTATGCCACTTGTGTACTTGGTGTAAGTATCTAAGTTTTGAGTCATGGCACAGTTGTACGCATCTGATAGCGTAGTACCTAAACACGCATTAGGCAACGTTTGAATATTAGCAATAGTTCCAACAGCCTCTAAGAATGACGAGTCAGATATCATGTCAAAAACAGATGCAAATGTTGAAGGCAAATAATATGTAAATGATATGTCAACGTTGGTATTTGTTTGAGCAGGGTAAGGGGTGCTTCCTGAAAAAGCAGCATGAGTCAATCCAAAGTCTATATTTAAAACTGAGCCCTCTGTTAAAGGTATACCCGTTAAGTCAACATTTAATACGGCATCAGTAACTGATACAGAACCATTAATACTATAGTTTCCTGATGACTTGGTATTATCTATATCAGTTAATCCAATTTCCTCAGTTTTTAATGATGTATAGTACTCAAATTTTACAGGTTGACCAAATTTATCAAGTAAGTCGTATCCCTCTAAATAGTTTCCATACATTAATCGATTACCCATAATTGTTTGGGCCTTAGCCAATAGCGGTACGTTGTCGTACAATCTTAAAATCTCGTAGTCAGGAAGTACGGTAAATATCTTACTATTGGTAAAGTTGTATGTGTAGTTTGTGTTATCTGAAAGACCTAGATTTGACTTATCTAGCTTCTCAATAACTTTAATAATATTGTTGTCCATATCCTTGAAGATAAGGTCAATGCCAACTACCAATGGGCCGCCTGTATTATATGTTACCTCAACAGAGTTGAACTCGTTGACCATACCATTATTTAAGTAGCTATCATTACTAAAGCTAAAATCCTGCGGTATAAATGCAGGCTCACTGAATTGAGATATAGCTGAGTATTGGTTATCCTTGTATCTGTATCGATATGCGAAACAAATAAAGTTTTCTTCTAAAAAATTCTCTTCACCCGGTGTGTTTGTAAGCTGAATCTCAGGCGCACTCATAGGTGGCTTCTTAATTACCTGAAGACGTTCTTTTAAAATATCGGGGAAAGCACCTGAAGGTGGTGTGTAGTAATCTATGTTTGTAGGAGAAGGATTTGGATAGTTCTCCTTCACATTGATAAATCTAGGAGGATTGTAGTCATCAGACCAAAATAACAAGTCATCAACTTTGTTTACTGCAGTAATAACATACTGCTCATTAAAGTTTAGAGTCGTATTTACACCACCACCATCGTCAATACTAATAACGTGATACGTGAGTATGTTCGTAAGAACGTTGAATGAAACAATTAAGTCAAGCTTGTTTGTATTTCCTACAGTAAATTTAGGGTCATGGACAAACCAATATACCGTCTCAAGTGAGCCATCTTCAAAAGCACCAATTGCTCTAGCGTCAGTACTCAGTGGAGTACCATCTATGTAAATCAAAGAGGTTAATTTTAAATTACCTTTTGTATTCTCAATAGCGCCGATGCTTTTTTCTTCGGTAGACCCCATCCGCACGTTAAGTGCATCAATGTACTGACCATCGGGAACAAGTCGCTCATCGACGACTTTGTTCATTTTACCTGCATTAAAGTTTCTTGTAAGATTGGCCATACTACTTCATAATCTTATCCATACCACGGAGATTCATAAGAAGTCTACCCGGATGTATATTACTGATTCTAATTTTAGCATTACGTAATAATGCAGTCTTTTCCTTTCTAGCTCTCATTATGATGTACTCCTGTACACCAAGTTTAGAGTTAAGTATCTCATACATGATGTACGCGTACACATACTTCTCAAATAACTTGTTTACAGTTACTAAGCTGTCGTCTCCGTTCTCCATACCATCAGAGATGTACTCAAGGATGCACAACTCACCCGCCATGTCTGACGAGAAGTTGATTACACCTGCTTTTTTGTCTACATTAAACGTAGGGTTGAAGTTTGCTGTCTCAGTATTTAAACCAAAACGTGCAGAGATTCCGTAGTCGAAATACCAATTGCCATCTATAAACCATCCCTCTTGACCATCAAATTGGCTACCCGGGTTTAGGTAAATGCTCTTTTTGCTTCCTGTAATTCTGTCAAAGTCAATTGCAGAGTACTGAGGCTCAAGAACGTTACCATCTTGGTCAAATAGAATGTTGCAGTTGTTATCCTGCAAATATGCCTTGGATGACAACGTCTGAATGTTCTCGCTAAGTGGACGTAACCATCCATCTTTATACAAGGAGATGCGAACCCAATTGACATAGTCAGATGGTAAAACAAAACGAAGCTTCTCGCATACGTTTAGCTCTAATACTTTGATTTCCTTGAACGCATCGTAGTTGAGCTCTTGAATTGCACGCTTTGCGTGAAAGATAATCTTGTATCGCTCCTCATTGTTAATCAATGAGTGATTACCTGAGTACATCAATAAGAAGTTGTTTACAATCTCCTTTAAACTGACGTATTGATAAGACCCCCAATTGGCGTCCTCAGGTGCGTTACCACCATTTTCGTAGTACTGATATTGTGAAATATATGCCATGGTCTATTATTGTTGTGAGCTAAATGCAGGATTTTCAGCTTGTTCTTGTTGAATACCGTACTGTGCAACTTGAATCTCTCTAATTGACATACCGCAGTATTGGAGTATCTTCATAACCAATTTATATTCATCTTCACCGGGAAGCTCAAAGTCCTGATAGTCAGGCTGCGATTGGTCAAATGCAGGCTCACCGTTAGGTAAGCTAATGTATGTCCACTTAGGGTCTAATGGTAATCTAAAGTATGAACATTTCAAAGATGATACGCCGTTGATTGTATCAGGATAAACAGATATAACGTCACCCTCAATTATGTATGCAGGATATTGTGTAGTAGGAGCCGTAAGCATTGAATCCAATAGCATATACAACCTAGCGTTAGCAACTTTCTCCGCATCACCTAACCTTGTAGTACCATTAAAACAGGTAAGTCTACTAATCATGTAGAAGTTAAAACCTGTCGTCACAAGAGACGGTACATAGTATTGATTTGTAGCAGGTGCAACCTGTACTAATGTATCATTGCGTAAGAAGCCTTCTAAGACCTCAGCTATTGGATTCTCAATGTCAGCGTACTCCGTACCTGATACGCGAGAGTTCTCAGCATTAATTGCTTTATTGTAACTACTATAGTACTCTTCATAGATTTCCATCTGTGCTTGCTTTGCAAACAAATTAAAGTCAGATGGTGATATATACCCGTAGTTGTTTTTATTTAATACGGAAAGTACAGTATTTCTTACTGAGTTAATCATTTTAATCCTTTTTACAAAGATACATAAAAAACAAAAGGCGCCCAATGGACGCCTTATGCTTTAAGAAATGTAAATTGATTACATCATTTCCAAGTTGCTCTCTAACATTTTTAGAGCATCTAGTCCTTCTTTAGATGTGAAGTGCTCCACAAGCTCTGCGTATGGGTCTGCACCAAATGGTACATTCATCATCTTCTTTTTGTTAGATGGTGTGTTAAACCAAATCTCTTTATTTTGATTCTTGAATACAAGAAGTCTTTTCTCAAAGAATATTTGTACTGTTGACTGAGTGTTTAACATTGGGTCGTCAAGTAGATTAACAAAGTTTACCGGCTCATTCTTGGCAAATACCAAGATGTCGCGTTTCATCTCTGCTGTTGTAATCTTATCAGGACTAACGTTAAATAGGATTCTGTATACAGTCTCCATTTGGTCAACGGTAAGCTCTTTAGCACGAATCAAGGCATCAACCTCGTGATTGATTATCTCTAGCTCTTTAGATGCATCCTTCTCAAAGTTAATCTCTTCAAAAGAAATATTATTAAGTGGATGATAATGCAAGAACTGCTGTAGAACAGGATTTGTTTTTGGGACACTTAAAAATCCATCCTCAAAGATAATTGGCTCTACAATTGCATTGCCATCTTGCTCATCTTGAAATGGGCTTTTTTGATTTACCGCGTAGCGGATTTCTCGGTTGATACCATTCTCTTCATCCCACCAAAGTAATGGGTATCGGTCAGTTCCTCGAGATGGTAAAATGAATGATAACGGAGCTGCATCATTCTTAAGCTTGTAAATTTTATTTACGCTAATTGGTTTTTGTGTTGCTTTCATTTTATTTGATATAATTAAACTTTAAAAATAGGGGAGTGTCTTTGAAGACACCCCCCATTTTATTAATCCTATTGATTATGCACCGTAACGGAACAAGAAGAAGTTGTTCGCACCAAGTGTACATACAGCACGCTCAGATAAGAAGTTAACTTCCATTGCATCGAGGTCGTTAGTAGCAGCGCCACCGGCAGAACCTGTAATCCAAGTCTTGTAACGACGATTCTCAGCCTCAGTAGCACGGTAACGAACGTGTAAGAACGGACGCTTAGCGTTTTTACCAAGTACTTGGTCGTAAACAGTTGTAGAACCTGCAGGAACCAACATACCTGTAATAGTACCTACGGCAGCTGCGCCTGTAGGAAGACCACCACGCATTGTTGGGTCGTTAAGGTATTTCCAATCTGACTTGTAGAAGTCGTAAGAACCACGACGGAAACCTGTGAAACCAAGGTTCAAAGCCATATCCTTATCGTTGTCAAACAAACCGTAAGAAGTACCGCTAGCACCGTAAGAGTTTTGAGATGCAAGGATGTCATCTACGTTCAAGCTAAATGCACGATTTAAGAACAATACGTTCTCTTCGATAGCACCTTGCTTATCCAAACGTTGGAGGATGGTGTCAAAGTCACCCATGTTAGATGGAATACCACCACCAAACACGTTACCGCGAGTGTTTACTGCGTAGAATACACCTTCAGAACCTTTGAAACCAAGGCCTACAGCACCTGATGCAGCTGCAGCAGGAACTGCTTCAATCATAGATGTTTCGAGGTAGTCATCAAAGCGAAGACGAGTTTCGTGCTCAGACTTCAAGTACCAAAGGTAACCTGTAGCGCCATTCTCAGTGGTTACTTCAACCCAACCAATTTGAGCCATGTCAGAACCGTTAACAGAATACTTATCCTTAAGGATGATTGGGCTGTTAGAGAAGAAATCGTCATCAGCTTCCAAAGAACCAACCATTCCGTTAGTACCTTTTTTAAACTCAGAACCATAGATAAAGATGGTAACAGTTGAGTTTTGAGCAAAAGCTTGACCTGCACCTTCGTAGTAAGCAACGTCAATAACACCTGTAGTAGTGTTAACAGCAGTTACGATAGCTTTGTTAGAAACACCTGTAGCGTTGTCAGAAACGTTGATTGTTTGTCCTACGCGGATAGCGATTGGTTTAGTACCAACAGTTGGAGTTGGAATCAATACGTCGTTAACTGTGATTGTAGCTGTGTCAGCACCTGCTGCTGTGTTAGCGTTACAGTTAGTGTATTTAGTGTGTAGACGACCTTGTTCAGTCCACTTAATCATATCTGAGTTAGACGGCATCTCAGCACCTACCATTCGTAAGAATGAAGATACAGTACGATTTCCGTAACGCTCAAATTCCTTCTCGTAAGTATCAGGAAGATACTGATTCAAGAAGTCGAAGTTAGTAATGTAGTTTGTTTGCAATGCTACTTGTTGAGCATTTGGCTGCAAATTAAACCCGGGGGTTGATAAAACTGGCATTGTTTTGTGTTTTTGTTAGTTATTAATTTTTTCTACTTACAATTTTGAGCTTGCTACCCGAATCAGGGTTTACGGCTCTAATTTTCATTTCCCCATTGCCAATGCTCTCAGGAGCTCTCCTCTCAGACATATTTACATTTTTAATCTTACGACTCAAGTCATCCGTTGCATCTGCTTGGCCTTGCTCATAAAAGAACTTAGCGAAGCGCTCAGGGTTCATTGCCATTGCTAAAGACCTGTGGTATCCTGCTGCGTCTTTCATCAATCCGTTGTCATCCAAATACTTCGTGATAAAGCTGTATGGATTACTTTGAATCTTTTTTATCTCCTCGCGGTCTGCAGGCATAAAGGTGAATTTTTTGTCATCCACAGTAAAATCAAAACCTTTGAACTCACCGCTGAATAACTCTTCAGTCTTTTGCTGAAACCATTCGGCTTTACGCATATTCTCCTCCTCGAGGCTTTTAGCTTCCGACATATATTGTTTATAAGACTCATACTCTTCTAAATCGACTTTAGGAGAAGAGCTCGTACTTGACTCAAGTGGAACTCTGTATTTCTCTTTTTGGTCGTTAAAGAATTTCTTTGCCTCATTAACAGCCTTTTTCTTTTTGAGTTTTGTCTTCTTAACTGCTGACTCATCATCGTAGTCTTCGTCGTAGAAAAACTCATCTAATAGTACATCGACGTCATCATCATCCAATCCTTCTTGTGTAGACAAGTAGAATTTACGAAGCAAGTCGTCTTCATTCATAGAATCGTAGTCTTTGTTCAACTCCTTAAAGTCTTCAAAACCACGCCCTGTTTCTTTTTTGTACTTA